TGGATTAATCGATAACGTTGATGTGGACCATTCCAACCGATTTCTGCTTCAGTATTGTAATTTTTATACGTCGCATTTTTACGAACAACTTCATCAATCGTATATCCTTGATCTTTAAAAACGAGCATGTCAGACTGCAGACGTTTCTCGACTTTCTCAGCGCCGGTATTGATTGCTTTGCGAGCAATCGATCGGACTTTTTTATCACCAAGTCTTTTTTCCATTGCTTTTAACGTTTCGTTTACGCCTTTAACTTCTACGCTATTCATCGGCATACACCGCCAAAAGAATCGTAACGAAACGATTATCCGTAAAATCATTTCGAACATCAGCAATATTCCACCGGATTCCGCTATAGCGCCTGTCTAAAATCTCCACATAATGTTTATTAGAGACTAAATAGTCTTCTTGCGGATCTCGGATAGTAATTGTAACCGCCTGCTTAGTCGTTTTAGAGTTTAAAATTTCTAAATCTTTCATCGACGGATTATATATTTCAGCAAAACAACTAAAAGCAATCTGTTTTTCTTCTTCACCAGGCATCGGCCCTGGTTTTGGCTTATAGCTAAAAAATTCAACTGGCGTTCTCATCGCACCATTATTAACTTTAGGCTTCTGATACTCAAACGTTGGTTTCTTCATCGCTAACGTCCTCCTCCACATAATTCGAGAGAGAGACGGCCATTAATTCGGACAAAAAATTCGAGAGAATCATTGTAAACGTATCTGCTACGCTCAATGATTAATTCTCGAATTTCTGGCTTAGTAATATCTTCACTTCCGCACCAACGCTTTATTGCCGCAGTTGAACTCTCAAGAATATTTTCTAAATTGTCATCATCTGCATTGTGGAAGATACGCATACGCGATTTAAAATCCTTTAATAATTGTTCCATAGGCTCCACCGCCTAATCTTTTTTCTGAATAAAGCCACTACCAAGATTTTTTTCAATCTCCTTAGCACGCTTCATAAGTAAATCGATTTCCTGACCTTTTTCGTAAAGTTCTTTGGTGTATTTATCCCTAAAACTTTTAAGGATTGTGTACTTCATCTTCTCACTACCCTTCCGGAGTAGGGTCGACAGGCGTTTCATTCACTTTTAATCCCCAAACAGCCGCCGTTTTATCATCTTTTGCTTTTCCATAAGCAAATTGTTTAGCAGTATACAAATCCATATCTTCGATTGCTAACGTTTGATCGTATTTGCGCAATGTGATTCCTCCGCCGATATAAGCATCGTAACGTCCGCTAACGAAAGTAACGACTTTTTCGGAAACTTGTGCCAAAGATTCAACGATTTTAAGATTATAAGGGAGAGCGGTTACGTATACGCCTTGCGCATTTAAAGAAGTGTATTGGCGTTTAACATCCCAAGCGTCAGCAGGGTTAACAACCATGACTACTTTGCCATCAACAGCAACAGCACGACCTTTTTCGTCAGTGGAATGGTGTTTGTATACGTTCGTTAATTCTTTGACTGTAGTAGCAGAATCAGCAAAAGTTAAATCACCAATTGAAGTTTTTTCGGGATATACTCCGCCAGTGATAGCCACGCCAGCTTGTACTTGACGATTTAAGCCGATTGGCTTGCCGTTTCCGTCTCCTGCTAAGAACGCCGCTTCTAAAGCAACTGCAAAAGCTTCATCGATTTGAGTAGATACAAAAGATTCGATCCAAGCAGGGCCAAAGTCTTTCAAATCTTTCGGAATTACAACGAACGCCGTTAATTTATTTTGAATAGCTTCTTCTTCACTAAATGCTGCATCTAATTGGCCTTTTATCTCGCCGTAGATATTTCCCCACACAGCGACTCCGCTTGTTTCAGACTTCAAGAATTTTAAGCGTAATCCAGCATTCACCATGCCAATTTCTGCTAATAGCGGATGAGCAGTAGTTAAGTTTTCAAAAATGCGATCGATTGTTTCTTGCGGAAGTAATTTTTCTTCCTTGTAGCCAACGTCAGTGGTAACTGCATTAAAGAATTTCCGTTCTCGTGCAGAAAGTTTAGCGTCTGCCGGATTAGCAGCAATCAGCCCTTCTGCTTCAGCACGTGCTTGTTTTTTTGCTTCGTTTAACAATTCATCAAGCATCGCTCCATATAGTTCATTTTGTTTTTCAGCAGGCTCATTATTGTTAACCGCCGCTAAAAAGTTGTCACGAATCGTTTTGAATTCGTTGGATAATTTCATAGTCATTCAGTATGACCTCCTTATTTTTTTGTATTAAAAAAGGAATCGTTTAAAACCAGCATTTTCTGGTTCTTTCGATTCCGTTTCTTTGGTATTTAATTTTTCGATTACTAAATCTGCTAGTCCATCAATGTCAACATTGATTTCTGCAGAGGGTTTCAATTTCTCAGCCAATTTTGCAATTGCATCCGGCGGAATGACTGGCGATACACTTGCTACTAATTGCGGAGCTTCCGTGGATTGGAACATCACTTTATCAGCAAAGCCCTTTTCAACCGCCTGTTCTGCAGTCAACCAAGTTTCGTGATTCATCAACTCCAGTAAGTTTTCTCGTTCAAGACCTGTTTTATCAATGTATGCATTCGCAATTGATAAATTGTAGTTTTTTAACACTTCCGCTTCATGTGCTAATGATCTGTGATCTCCAGATGCAGCACTCGAAACATTATGAATCATGATTTGAGCAGTCGGGCTAATTTCAATGCTCGTGCCAGCCATTGCGATAACACTAGCTGCGCTTGCTGCAATCCCAACAATTTTCACTGTCACATCACCTTCATAAGCGCGTAAAACTGTGTAGATTTCGCTACCTGCATATACATCACCGCCACCTGAATTAATCACAACCTCTAGCGGTTCATTTGTTTCAGGTAAAATAATATCTCGTGGTGCTGTGCTATCCATTTCAAATAAATCGTAAATCCATTTTTGATTATTCGAGATAATCGTTCCTTTAATTTCCAGTTTCGTCATTTACTTCCTCCCCTCCTTTCGCTTTCTCATAATTTTTGGTGATATAGAATTCATCTCCGCCTTCGATACTTTCATAATCGACTTCTTCGCGAATTTCATTTCGATTGAATCCGCCGCTTGAAATTAACTTGTCTACTGCATCTGCCAAATCGAAGATATCCTTCTTATCAACGCCTACGACTTTAACTTCTGTTCCGCTCACGTACTCAGATTTGCTGATAGTCTTGGCGTTTAGCTCATCTTCAATTTTTTTGTTCAACGATTTCACACAATATTTATTAAGCACTTTCTGGGCGCTCTCTAAATCAGCCAGTTCGCCGTGCAAAATTGTTGAAGGTATTCCTAAAATATCTGCCACTTCATCGACAAACTGCCGTTTCAATTTCTTGAGTTCGTCAATCGATTGATTAGTTTCGCCAACTGTATTCGTGAGTTCGTTATACTCCAGCCCTTGTTGCATTGGAATAATAGCAACTGAGTCTTTTCGAAATTTTTCGTACAGTTTATCAATATACGATTGAGCTTTCTTTTGTAATTTGTCATCAAAACCTCGGCCTTCTTTGCCTCCGACCGTCGCTCTAATCTGATGATTTCGCATAGCTACTTCAACCATTCGGTTGTAGAGAGAAGCGTAATCTTCGTACAATCCACGAACATATCTATTCAAGTCGTTGTTGTTGTATTGTAAAAAAATGACTTCACTCATCGGAAACTTTCGTTTGAACTCGTAGCCTTTCATCCACACACTTTCAAAAACATCGTCATACAACGCATATTCTTTTCGAACGTAGCTTTCAGCAATCAACAATTGATCATCGTCAGAAAGTACGATCAATACTTCGTTTTCAGTGATTAGCTTGTAAACGACTTGTTGCCAAAACGAAGAAGCTGATTGATCCAGATTCGGGCGTACATTTAATAAATACGTCCACTCGTTCGTGATCGGCTGTCCGTTTTTCCGAATTCGAAACTCTGACCGGCTGAATATTCGTGCTATAAATTCTGCACAGGTATCGATTGCTAAATGCTTCAAATACAGCGTGTTGTATTCGTCAATCAACGTGTCAAAGTCGTAGCTTAATTCAATCTCTGAATTTTTTTTGAAAATATCAAAAAACGATTGAAATACTCCCAATAGTCACACACCTCCCTTCACTGCCTTAAAAATCCCAGTCCTCCATCAAATCAAAGAAGCCTTCTAAATCAACGTCTTCGATTTCTTCTCTTTTATATAAAGCAGCTAAAAAGGCGTGGAAGCCATCTGTTTTCCGCCGGACTGGTTCTTTTTTCAAAAATGTTTTGTTTCCTGATTTATCAACTTTGGCGTAGCTATTATTCGTGTACCATCGCATTGATGGATCATCGCCAAAAATAAATTTTTCGTTAGCAAACCCATCTTCGATGATTGGAGCAACTTTGGATTGGACTCCTCGAATATTCCGAATGAATTCATAGTTGTAACCTTCTTTTTCCAATAGCGGTTGTAGCAGGTCCATTCGATAACCATCGGCGCACACCATTTCAATCTGATACAATTCACGTTTTTCATTCAACCAATCAATTAGTAGTTGAGGAGAAATTGAAGGAGCATCCACGATTGTGAATATTCCTTTATCTGCCCATTCTTTGATTGGTGCTTTGATTTTAAAAGTGTCTAAGAATTCTTTTCTGGCAAAGCTGTGTTGCATCCAGATAAATTTCTCATCTTGTTTAAAGAGCAGCCCAACACTGGCGAAATCTCGAATTTCCGCATAGTCAAAGCCGGCGACACACGATTTTCCTTTTAAATCACCAATCGGCTGATTAGTAGCTAGTAATTTTTCGTGCGTAGTAATATCTGATTCCATATCGCCTTCGGTAAAATTCATCCGTTTGACGACAAACTCCCGGCGACCAGACGGCTCTTCTTCTAACTTTAGGTATTCGTCCATAACAGTTTGATACAAGCGTTTGGCGTAAGGAGAATCTTCTTCGAACATCGGATTCGCTTTAGACCATAATTCCGGTTTTTCCATCTCTTCGATCGTGTCGAGTTTACAAATAAATGGAAACAAACGGTCGTTCTTGTTTTCACCAGTGAATATTTTCTGTGCGCGTTCTAACATTCGGTCATAGAAACCTTCACGCACATGGCCATTCGTCCCGTTGTAAAAGGTGCGAGGATGTTGAATTTTTCCTAAACCGCTCCGTTGGATATCCACGATATCTGAATTTTCGAACATGTGTATTTCATCAAATTCAAGGCAGCCGTCACGCGCGCTGTCCATTGTTTTTGGGTTATTTGTTCGATAACTAAAAACAGAATTTGTTACTCGATTGGTGATTGCCATTTTCGTTAAATAAAACTGCTGTTCTAAACGTTTCGCCTGAACAGTTTCATAGACTTCTTTAAAACTAACTTTCCCTTGTTTTTCCGAATTGGCAGTAATAGTCACATCGTAATTTCGCACACCATAGAGTGGAGAAATAAAGAACGAATCTCGTGCAGACATGAAACCATTCTTGCCACCCCCGCGCGCGATAGAGTTCAAAATTTCATTAAAAAACACCTCGTCATCTTCTTTTTTGTAAAGAAAAATGAAAGGTGTAATAAATTTCTGATATTTAGCTAACGGAAAAAAATTTTTTTCGGCATAACGAATAAATTTGTGAATCATCTCATCGTCAAAATACAAATCATCTCTCGGAAGGACTTCCTTTTTGAGATACTCGACAAGCTGGATACGCTCTTTGTTAAACGGAATTTTCCCCCGTTCATACAAATCCACATACTCATCAAAAAAGTAAGGTTGTAGCAACGTCATAGAAGATCACTACCATCTAACGCAGCAGAAGC